CGGGGCACTGGCGGGACGATGGCCGTTGAGTGCAAGTGGTGCGGCGCGGTCCAGTACGAACCGTCCCTGTCTGACGGGACCAAAGCGGCTTTCGCGAGCAGGTCCTTGACCGTTGTCGCGCCGTAGGAGTCCCGCCACCCGTCCGTTGTGTGTTTGGTGGACAGGTCCGCCCAGCTGATCTGTCCGGACTGCAGCAGCTCCAACCGTTGGGCTCCCATGATGTTCTTTTGGGTTTCCGGGGTGAGGTTGTTGAACACGGCTTCGGCGTCCTGGGTGAGGGACTTGGGTTCTTCGATGTCGAACCCTAGGTCCTTCCATGACTTGGTGACGGTGACGCGGGCGCAGCGCCCGTTTTGGTGATCCAAGGGCCCTGCCTCATCCAAGGGGTGGCGTGTGCCGTGCTTGGCCCAGCAGGACGGGCATGTGCGGGCACCGAGGGAGGCGTGCCATTCCCATTCTTGGAGGATCGCCTTGTTGGCTTTCTCAGACGCTTGGGTAGCTGCCCTGTGCGCGTCCAACGTCTCGGTGCGGGCGATGGTGAGTGCCCGTGTGAGGCCGCCGTTGAACCTGCCTTCAGCCTGTTGCAGCATCCGGGCCGCTGTCCGTCGAGGGTTCTCACCCACGGCCACGCCCCGGATCAGTTCGCGCTTCATGATCCGTTCCACATCCGCTGGGAGGGGGCGGGTGCTGGAGTGGATCTGCTTGGTGGTTCGCTCCACGATGGCAGCCAACGCCTCCGGGGACATCCGTGTAAAGGACACCCCCACGCTGGCAGCGTTCGGCGGGAGCTGCGAGCCGATGAGGGCGGCGTGCCCGTCCACAGCATCCAGCACCGCGGCGCCGACGTCGGTGGACACGAGCACTTCTGTCTGGGAGGCCAGCTCATCCAGCACCGTGCGTGCGTTCTGGAGCGCGTCCCGGAGCCGGATGTTCTTCGCAGCCATCGAACGGCTAACGGCCCCGTCCTTCGCGGACGCCATCAGCTCCACCAATGCGGTCTGGAACTCCGGTGCCAGGACGTCCCATGCCTCAACCCATGCCCTTGTGAGGGCGAGGGTTTGGGCGTCGGTCATCCGGGTCAGATCGTTGCGGATCCGGTCCACGATGCGGAGCGTGTCTTGGGTGATCGCCACTGCGCACTCCTGTCCAGGCTGATGCCGTCCACAAAGATCAGGTACTCGACGAGTTCCACGGGTTCCTCCCTAGGGCAGGTACAGCAGCGCGAGGATCAGCATGAGGCCGAGGACGGAAGCGGTGGCGATTTGTTGCGGTTCCACTACTTCAACGCCTCTGCTGGGTCGTCGCCGTCACGGAATGCCCGGGTTGCTACGTCGCCGGCGGTGACGCCGGGGTCGAGGTAGTTACCGTCAGCGTCCGTGATTGCTTGGACGATCTCGTCGATGTCGGGCACCTTGAGGGCTTGCAGGACGAGCTTGAGGAACACCAGCGGCGGCGGTTTGACGGCCATGCCGTCGGCTTTCTCCAGCGCGGCCATGATGATGTCGAGCGGGATCTCATCCAGCCCGGGGAAGGTGACTTCCACGGTGGAGTCTGAGGGGTCCTTGAACTCGACCATAAGCCGGTCACCGTCACGGACAGCCTTACCGAGGCCACGCAACGGACCCCGTGGGGCGATGACGGCCTGTTCCACGGCGTAACCGATGGAGTCCTTGTACACCTCGGCGTGGAGCTGCTGACGGGCTTGGAAGATCAGCCGTGTCGGCAAGTCCAGTGTTTCCGCTGTGGCGCGTGCTCCGGTCTGTCCGGGGTCGGCCAGAAGGATCGTGACCGGCAGGTCCAGCGCAGAGGCTGCGAGTGTGGCCAAGGGGCGGGAGGATTCGGAGTCGATGGTCGCGCCGGACTTCGGCACGGCCTCCAACTTCTGGTCTTCACTCATGGACACCGTCGAACCGGCAGGCATCCCAGCGAGCCCTTGCAAGGCTGCGCGCTTGGACTGCGAAGCGGCAGCGGACTTGGAGGACGTCGTGAAGGCGATCTTCGCCAAAGCCTTCATCAGCAGGGCCCAGTCCTCAAGGAAGCCTTTGTGGCTGAGTGCCCAGGGGATCGCGGCGTAGGAGTCGCCGATGCCGAACTTCCACCCGGACAGGGCGTTGACCTTCACGTGCCGGACGGGGGCGTCCCACATGATCTCGATGTCGTTGAGGCGCTTCGGGCGCATGGCCGGCTGGTACTTCAGCGCCGGGTAGTACGCCTTGCGCTCGGTGATCTTGCCTTCGGCGTCCGTCTCGGTCCAGTTCCGCTCGTAGAACCACGGGGAGAGCTTGTCGCCCGGGGCGGTGATGACAGTCTGGATCTCGTCGAACGGGATCACCCGCACCCGCACACGCCCGGTAAGCGGGTCGGTGAAGTGGGCGAGGAAGAAGTTCCCCTCGTCGTAGAGGCAACCCTCGTACTCTTGGCGTGCCTGGGCGCCGTAGAACGCCTCCCGGTTGCCCTCATCGTCGACGAACGACTGGATGATGTCGTTGACTTTCTCGTCGCGGGCGCCGATGTCCACACCCTGACCCCACACATAGGCATGTCGGACGTTCCGGCCACGCTTGATCAAAGGGTTCGCGAGACCGAACACGCGGCCTTGCTCGGCTGCGCGGCGGAGACCTTCGCGGGAGAACTCCTCCATGTAGGAGTCCACCACACGCGCCCAGCCCTTGTTCTCCCGGGCCAGTTCGAGCTGAGTGAGGGATTCCTCCAGCCGGTACGCGAGAGTCTGCACAGTGCCCTCAGAGATCTTGATCTCCGATTCGGTGGCTGCCTCTTGAAGGCCCAGCAATTGCAGGAACTTCCCCACAGGAGCCTCCTATACCGGGCTGATGGACCAGCCCTGCTCGTTGTACTCGTCGTAAACGTCCGGTTCGATGGCGCGGCCCTCGTTCAGGAGCGGCATGAGCAGCAGCCTATTCACGGCCTGGGAGAACGCGTCGAGTTGGTCGTCGTTCGCGCCGGAGGGGAAGGAGAGGGCTTCTTGGAGGAAGTTCTCCACCCATGGGGCGAGTTTCGTGGACGGGAGTTGCACGTTCCCGGACCATGCCAGCGGTGAGACGGCACTGATACGGGCGTACTTGGACCCTTCGGGCTCGATGGGAATGAGGCCCATGACCTGTGAGGACAACGCGTTCATGACAGCCGGGCCATTGGCTTTGTCTTCCACGAACTTCGCCAATGCCTGCGGCCACTTGTCCGACATGGCCTTGATGGCCGCGCAGGTCTCGTTGAAGTTCATGCGCCGGCGGACCTGATCGAGCAAGTACGCGATGTTCCCGATCCTGAGCCACACTTGCCCCACGACGTAGTCGCTGGTGTCTTCGCCCTTGAACGCGAGGTCCCAGGACTGCACCAGCTCGTGGTCGTCACGGCCGATGCCGGGGACCGTGTGTACACCGGCGTGGTCGACGATCCAGAGGGGCTGGTCGTAGTGGGTCCACGACGTGGGTAGCACGCCACCCTCATCAAGACTGGGGTTGCCTTGGTAGAGGGACTGCCAGACCTTAGGACCGACAGCGACTTTGATCTGCTCCCACTGCTTAGTGGTGCGTTGACGGGCTGATTCGAGCCATTCGCCTGGCTTCCTACCAAGCGGGTCGTTCTCCCCAGCCTCAGCGGGAATGTTCAGCACGGTCCAGCGGTCGGCGTCCTCAGCAGCCAGCAGGCGGCCTGCGAGGTCGTCAGCGTGCCAACGGGTCAACACGAGGATGACGGGCGCGCCGGGCGCGAGACGGGTCATACCGACGGACTGCCAGAAACCCCATGCCTGATCGCGGTAGGTCTTGGAGTTGGCTTGTTCGAGGTTGCTGATGGGGTCGTCGATGAACAGGGCGTCAACGGGCCGACCGGTCAGGCCGCCGCGGATACCGACGGCGCGGACACCACCGCGGGCGGCTTCGAGCTGCCAGCGCCGTGCAGCGCCGTTGTCGCGGGCGACTCGGAGGCCGAGGTCGAGGGTGCCGTCGTCGCCGTCGTTGGATGCGATGTGGTTTCGGATGTTCCTGCCGAACTCGTCGGCAAGGTCCTGGGCGTAGGACACGATGGCGATACGGCGGTTCTTGTTCCGGGTAAGAAACCACAGCGGGCCGATGGTGGTGACCCTCGTGGACTTGCCCTCCTGCGGGGGCAGGTTGATGATGAGCCGGTCAATTTCGCCGGACTCAACCTTGACCAGGTACTCGTCGATGAGATCCAGTGCGGGGGTTTGGAGGGTGCTGGGCTCAATGGCCTGGGCGAGATCGCCCG